CTCGGCGTGATGACGAACTTTAAACTGCCCCTGAAGGCAGTTTTTTCTTTTTGAGAGGTAAAAAATCACCTCTCGTTCTTATTATTTAGTTTTTATCATGAAAATTCAACCCCTCTCATCAAAATAATTGCATTTTTACTGCTTTTTTACCGCTTATAGAGACAATCATTTCTCAAAACATTAAATTCCCTCGATATTTGTTGATTCTTGTCATTCAAAAAATGACTAAAATATTTATGCTGCTTGATCAGCTGAAATAATTCTTTCCAGAGGTCGATATTTTCTGAAACTTCTTTTCTGCTTTTAAATTCTGGTCTCCCGAGCTCCTGAAGGTTGTTAAAAATAGAATACTCAGTGATCAACTCAATCTCAACTGGATATTTCAGCATTTCTAATGTTTTTATAACTGTTTTTAGAGTGTTCTCTAATTTTCCAGCTGCTTTGAGTGGTCCTTTAATTTTTTTAGTGTGCTTTCCAGCAATCAAAAGGGCTGAATAATATTTCTCGCTGGCATAAACTAAAATTCTAACAGTCATTTTACCCCCACCTTTTAAACCTATGTTCGCTTTTTAAGTAAAAAAATATTTTACCTCTCATTTCTTTAACAAATTTCGACATTTTAGAACTAAATTTTACAACTTCCAAGCTTTTTTAACATTTTTCTTTCCTGATCTATTTAATTATACTACTTTTATGTTATTTTTTTAAATCTCATTTTCTATGTTATTTAAAAGTATTTTCTCAATGTTTTTTTGATATCTATATACTTTTATGTAATTTATCGCTAAAACCTTAGCTTTCATTCATGAGAACAGACAAGCTGTTATCATTCATTTCAAGTTGAAGTTTAAGGTAAGTAGCTCACTTTAAGCTTAATGCTTGTTTGCTTTCATTTAGCCTTCAAATGAGCAGTTTTGAACAGCTAGCACTGTTGAAGAGGTTGAGAAGTGAGCGTACTTCCCCCTTTGCATTAAGAAAATACAAAAAGGGGGAAGTATTAACTAGCACCGCAGTGTCGGCAGTGTCGTTCACATAACAAGCTCTGCAGCATGGTTCGGCCACCGCTTGCTGACTAGCTTAACAATGCTCAGGTCCAACTTTACCATTATCACTAGCCTCTTCCCCTTTACTAACCCCAAAAGCTTTAAATCGGCTTTTTAAGGCGTTCAATTGGGACGGGTTGCTCTTTTATCCAAGTAGTCTGATAACCTGTCCTGAATAACTGGAATTTAAGTCCCAGGCACAGGTTTAATACTGATCAGCTAAGTTATTAACTTAAACTGGCTGTAAGTCCAGCTGACTGCCCACTATATCCTCGTGGGTCAATGAGTAGATAATTTTAGTTTTCCCTGGCTAGCTCAAACGACGGTCCCTACCCGTCGGCAGTTTTTTTGTCTGAGTTATTCCTTGTAACCTCAGACCTTTTAGCTGATTTTAAATATTGTTATTTAAACCAGAAAAAGGACTTGCCAACAATCTCTGACAAGTCCTTTAAAATTCTTTAAAATTCCCTTGAATCTTAACTTAAGTTCTGGTATGATTAAGTTAAGTAAATCGTTGCTGACTGTCTGAGAGTTAGCAATCAAAAGCCACTGGTGCTGGTAACACCGAGTGGTTTTTTAATTTTTATATGTAATTTTTATATTAATTTCTAAATAATTGTATTGCTCTGATTTTAATGATACACTTTTTTTAAGAGTTTTGCAAATATTTATTTAAAAGAAGGTGAATCTATGTCCAATATGGCTGATCAAACTCACAATAATGATCTAAGAAAGAAAAAAATTAACTTTTCTAATTTCGACAAATATATAAAGAGTTTCGAAAAAGAAGATTTAGGTGCTAAGGTTTATTTTAACGACGGTACTTATATAAAGGGGTTTGTAGTTAATTCAGATACTTACAACATATTTTTAATGCACAAATTAAATGTCATTTTAATTCCAAAAGGAAATATTAAAATGATCGAACCACTGGAAGACACCAGAGAACAAGAGGAATAACTAAAACTCATCACAACCAACAAAATTTAATTAATATTTAATAGATCAGCCACCTGGCTGGTCTTTTTTTGTTAGCTCTGATCAGCATTAATTTGAGTTAGTTTTCAGTATTTCTGTTTTGGCTGCTATCATATCAATCTACCCTTTCTGCTGTTATTTGCCCTGATTTTGTAGCTCACTGGCTACATTCTGCTTCATCTGGTCTCTCATTGAGTTAATAATATAACTTTTCATCTGCTCCAGAGTTTTTGTTTCCTTTCGTAAATCAGGAGCTACTGCATGTTCTATAATGTGTAAAATAGAATTTAATTCTACTAATCTCATTTGTTTTTCCATTACTTCCAGTGGATCCTTAAATGTTTTAATTTTTTCTTCAGCTATTTCAATTCTCAAATTGCTTTTTCTTTCTTCTAAAATATTTTTCAGTTCACGAGTATTCAAATTTATCACCTCCAATTAATCTATTTAACCCGATAATAACTGCCGTTTTTCTTCGGGTGGTTTTGAGTGTTCCCTGGCAGCTCTCCTCCTTCCTCACGGCTGAAGCAGTTTAGCTGCCAACCAGAAATGACTTAAATTAAGATTCTCTTTTTCTTAAGTGCTTTTCTGGTGGTGTTTAAGCTGTTTTTTGAGTGTCTTTAATTGTCTATGATTGTCGTTATATCAATGGTTTATCTGAACTGATTAACTAACTAATATAACTATAGCATATTCTCAAATTTGTACAAAACTTTTTTTGAAAATAACTAAATAATCGGTAAAATTTATGTTTTGAATCGGAATCAAATTATAAATCAGTCATATTAACAAAAAAGGGGGTTTATTTAAGGTTTTAGGGGGTATATTTAAGGTTTGAAGGGGTTAAATTTCCATCATGACGGTGTGTCGAGCTTCATTTACCCCTTATAGAGCTTCATTTACCCCACTTTGCCCACTTTCTTGGTATAGTTAGAACCTTATCTTTTGAAATGTCAGAAGATAATTTTAGTGGCCAGAAATATAAAGTTATAGACAGCCAAAAAAATAATTAATTCTTTCTTAAACCCCTTGAAATAGAATTCAAGTAAATACTGGTCTATCAATAGTCTGCAGCAGAAAATTTTTTCTTAAGTCCACCAGGTCTGATTTGTTTTTTAAAATAAAATATTAGACCATATAATTATATATGTGAATTATTTCTCTTGATTTAATATAAAAAAACAACTGCAGAGATTATCCTGCAGCAACTGGTAAACTATTTAAAAACTCTTTGTATTTTATTGATTATCCCTTTTTCACTTTCCTGTTTCAACTTAATTTTAAGCTGCTTATTTTCTTTTTTGAGGTTTTCAATTATCTGATCCTTATCCTGGAGCTGATTTTTTAGCTTTTGAATCAGCTTTTCTTTATCATTTTTTTGGCTGATCAGATCTTTAATTTCACTATGTAACTTTTGATTTTTCTCATCTTTATCTTTTAATTGGTTTGAAAGTGCCTTAAATTCGTCCAGAATCGGCTCATTTGCCTGTTTAAACTCTTTCACTACTGTATTTATTACCTCTTGCCCTGCCTTCTCATTTTCGGCTGAAATAAGCTGTTTTAGTTGCTCTTTCATTTCTTCGGCTGGAATAGGTCGGTTAACTTCTCTGATATTTACTACTTGATTTTCTTTAACTGACTGTTCATTTAATCTTTTAGCCAGATCATCAAGATTTTTTTCTGTAGTTAACCATTTCTTCCCGTACTTAAATTGGACTTTTTCTGCTTTGAGATCACCTGAAAGAATTTTCTTTCTGATCCACGACTCACTTTTTCCATAATAATCAGCTGCTTCTTTAATTGTCAGCTCTTCCATTTTTGATTTACCTCCTATTTTTTAGGTCTTATTGCTATTATTTATTCATTAACAGCCAAAGACCTGCATAAAACATAAAAAGTCCAGCAGATAACTGGACTCATTTAAGGGGGTAGCTATTAAAAAGGTCTTAGGGCTTATAAAGGTATTCGTAACACCCTCAACATTGCTTGAAATCACTGTCATAGCAGTATTTTAGACGCCGATAACGCAAAAAGTTTTCTGCTGCATGTACATCAGGACAGCTTTTTGCTTATAAAACCTTTGATTTCGCATTATTAAAAGAATTCTTCTATTTTCTCATCTAATCTATTTAACATTTCTTTGGCCGTGGCCACGGATACTGTCGAATCACTTAATTTTGTTGCTGCCAAGTGAATATCCTGATCATTCTCATAAACAGACTCAAATAACAGTTTTTCTTTATAAGTAAAACTCATTTTAAGTATATTGTATAATTCTACCTGGATACTTTGCGGCTGTTTTGCAAAAGCTCTTGATTTTTTCTTTATTTTATATAAACCATTATCAAACTTTTCTTTTTCTGAGAGCTCATCAGTCTCAATCTCTGGTTCATCTTTTTGATTTATTTCTTCTTCAAGTTTTTTAATCTTTCTAAATTCCTCATCTTCGCTTAAATCTTCTGCTTCAAAACCAGCATTATCCCAGATTTGAGACTGATCAACCCATTCTAAAAATGGTTTTTGTATTCTCTTTATTAGTTTTCTGGCCTGCTTATATTTATAAGAACTTATTTCACCTGGTATGAGCTTTAAATATTTTTTTATTAGATTCAATTCAAATTTTTTTAGTTTTTTCAGTTCAATCTCAATGATCCTGTTTAGATTTACAAATAAATCATAAACTCGCTGCCTTAAAAGTGAAACATCAGCAAGAAGAACAGCTCTGTTTGCTGTCGGATCTGATATCCCTGTTCTGTTAGCAGTTTTTGCATAATCAAAACGGACAGCAGTTAAACAGAAATAATCATCATCTTTAAATTTATGTTCAGCTCGTATTTTTAAAAATTTCAGCTTTTCCTGCATTTTTTTAGTCAGCACCATTATAACAAATTGCTCAAATTCATCTACTGTCAGCACTTTAAGTCCTCCCTACCACCGTTTTAGTCGTCTGCTATTTGATTATCATATTCATGCAGCCACTCTGAAAAGATAAAAGCAAGGGTTTCCAACATTTTCGGCTGCTTAAATAAAACCTCTTTTCTCAAATTTAAACCCTTTTTAGCATAACTTTCACCTGTTTTGGCGTCAATTCCTTTCATCTGCAGCTGTAGAGCTCCGTGTTTTTCGTAATGTTTAAGCAAAAGACTGCCGTTATCAATAACTTCTGGTTCTTCAGTTTCCCAGTAATTGCTCTGATCTGATTTAATCATATCTATTCCTCCTGGTTTTTAATTTCTTTAAGTTCTTCCTCTTTTTTTCTAATCTCTTCCTCAGGTGGTTTGTTTCCTGATATTTCTTCTGGATCATACTCTGAAAGCTCAGCTAAAGCCTGTCTGACTTCACTTCTTAACATTGAGCTTATAAGATTAGCATTATTAACCCCCGTCAGCTGTGGAGCCAGTTTTGATGGTATTGATAGCATTCTATTTCTGAATACTACCAGCATGTTAGTCATAAACATTTCAACATCTTCTGCCTTATGAACCTCAGCTTTCATCTCAGAAAGTTCAATCTCAGCCTTTTCTCTTTTTGCTTTTTCATGCAGAGCCCGCTCTTTGTTATACTGCTCTTTGTAATCTTCATCAGTGAATTTATTATTGTAATAAGCTGCTACACACTCTACACAATCAAAATTTCCACTCACCTCGCGTTGAAAGACTTCTCCTTCATCTGCAAGTTGATTTACTCTCCTTACTGTTATACCAAGTATTCGTGCCAGTTCTTTACTCTTAACTTCATAGCTCATTTATATTCTCCTTTCTAAAAATGGAAGGAAATCGCCCTAAAATATGCGAAATCTAGCCAGTTTTTGGGATTCAGCGTCACCGCAAGTTAGGATTGTCAGAGGGACCCGCGGTTTTTAGGCCTATTCTCGTGCGTTCTGAGGGCTGATGAGGTAGAGGTAGAGTGTGGAGCCCTACCCCTTTTTAGGAAGGTTAAACCTCTCAGCATTCAGGCTGCTATCTATTGATGATCGTCTGCTGGCTAATGTGAGACTCGTTTAGTATTGGTAAAATTAAATTGGAGGAGAGTCTCAGCAAAAAAACAGACTGTTATTTTTAGTTATTCTTTTTTGTGAACATAGCCTTCGAGATATTTCTTATATGATTTATCTCCTTCTAGCCAGTCTTTATACATAGATTCTCTTTCATGATTAAGCATTTCAACTCTACCGTGTTCATGAATTAAATGCTCAATAATGCTTAGCTTGTTGATGACATCAAGCGAACCAGGTCTGTCGAAAATATGACGAACTTTCTCTATTTCTTTTTCCAATTGTTTTTTTAATTCCTTAAGTTGCTCCTGCCTTTTACGGCCTGCCTTTCTATAAGTAATTCTTTTTTTATCGACTACTTGATAAAGCTCTAACAATTCTTTTCTTTGCTCTGGTTTGATTTGAATAGAGCCAGCTGCTTTATAACTATCTATTCGTTCTTCCAGTTCTGCTATCTCATCTTTAGCATTTGAAATCTTTTTATTTAGATTATCAGTTTTGCTGCTCTTTCCCTGCAGCTCTGCTTCAACAAGATCAGCTCTGTATTGAGATAACTCTTTTTCTAATTTTTCTTTTTCAGACTGCAAATAATTAATATTCTTTTTGATTTTCTTTTCTCTATCACTATGCAGATCTCTTATTTCTTTAACCTTATTCAGAAATTCCTCCTTAGCTTCTTCATAGTCTCTCTTTTTCAATGCTAAAGGGTCAGAAGCCAGCGAACTGGCTGACTCCTGATTGTTTGAGTTATCTTCATCTACAATGGTCTCATCTTCAAAGTTTCCGATCAGTGAATTAATTTTATCTTTAATGCTCATTTTTAACATTCTCCTTTTTTTAGCTAAAATCAACTCGAGGGTCTCCGCCTAGGTCAAAGAATATTTCTTCGATCATGTCTCTTAATTCTCTATTTGACCGATCTAATTCTTTTTTATCAGCGTTTCCTTTTATGATATTTTCGATATTGATTTCAATTTTAGTATTTTTTGTCGAATTATCAGATTTTAAATTATTCAGAACTTGGCTCGCTCTTGAAGGAGCTTCTTTTAATTTCTGAATAAGTGTTTCGGTTTTAGTTGCAGTAGTTACTTGAGTTCCCTGTGGCATGTTAACCATCTCGGGCCCCTGTTCTCCAACTATTGCGAGACCACCACCAAAATTATTTGTTCCTTTTGCTAGCAGTGGTATTTTGGGGATATCAGGTCCAAAGTTTTTACCTCCAACTCCTGGAACCCATTCAGGTATTTTAATATCTATGCTGCTGATTCCCGATAAAGCGGTGTTAATCAGACCGATAGTATTGTTAACTGGAAACTTAATCAGATCACCAAGGACTGAAAAAGCTCCTCCAACAACCTGCACAGCTCCGTCCCACGCTTTCGACCAGTTACCAGTGAAAACACCACTCACAAAGTCAACCAGGCCGTTAAATGTGTCTTTTCCTGATTGATAAATGTCAGTTATTCCACTTATGAAAGCCTCAACAACGGGCAGATTTCTGATAAGATTATAAAAAGCTTGTAATTTAGGTAGTATCTTATCCCAATTTTTATACACCAGGTATCCTGCTGTTGCTAAAGCTCCTATAGCAATTGCCACAACTGCAGCTGGATTAGCTGACATTGCGAGGTTTAAAGCTACCTGAGCCTTACTTGCCGCAAGTGTTGAGTATCTGGCAGCGTTCATTATTCCCTGAAAAGTGCTGTAAGCTTTAGAAATACTCTGCACTATCATTCCTGCTTTTTGCACGGCAATTACACCAAGCTGAGCCGTTTTATAAGCTACAAGTGCTGAGGTTATTCCGAAAACTATTGGTTCTATAGCTGTCCAATTATCATTAAAGAAATTATAGACATCTAAAGCTTTATTAGATAAACTGATCATCACATCTACTGCTGCAGGTATTCCCGTGTTGATCATCCAGTTTAAAGCTGGTTTACCTGCTTGAAAAGCATTAACAAAGCTCTTTTTGACAACATTTAGTCTCATTTTTAGAAATAATATTCTCAAACTGTTGTCGTCTATAGCTTCTTTCACACTATTAAATGCTGCAGCACCAACCTCAAATACCCTTCCGAGCTGACCTGCAACTGCTTTAAATTTATTTCTTATTCCCTCTGAATTGCTGAGAACATTAGTCAAAGCAGAGTTTAAGCCAGGTAGAGTAACATTTCCGAAGTCCTCTTTTATCGTATTCCCGAGCTGTTTAAATCTATTCCATAAGGCTTTGGTTGTACTTATTTTGGTTTCAAATGCCTTTTTACTAGCATTTTCTGCATCAGTCATTGCTTTTGTCTTTCTGGTAAAAGCATCAGCCTGATCTCCAGTTAAAGCTAAAACATTGGTCAGAGCTTCTGTTTCACGGAATAGTTTTCCCATCTCTTGAGTAGATCCACCCGTAATTTTGTTTAATATTTCAAGTGAGCCTTTAAAACCACGGGCCTTAATCATAGCTTCACCAGAAGAATATCCAAGGCCAGTAATCACTTTTTGCATGTCAGAAGAAGGTTTAATAAAGGCTTTCATTATTCCTCTTACACCCGTTGCAACTTCTGCAGTGTTACCAGTAACACCTGTCAAAGTGGCCATAGCTCCAAATAAGGGCTCCATACCTACACCTAAGCTGGAAGCTATTGGAGCTACTTTTCCCATGTTTTTAGCTAATTCAGGAAAAGTTGTATCTCCATGTTTTACAGCTTGAAAACCTAAATCTGATATTTTTTCAGCTGCTGCTAGTCCTTCTTCACCATATGCTTTCATAGTTCCAGTAACAAAAGCCACACTGTCAGCAACTTTAACATTTCCTGCAACTGCATTTTCTGCAATCTTAGTGAATATTTTCATTGATTCAGGACTTTCACCCAGAGCAGAAATTGTTTTATATAATCCTGTGGATAACTCGTCAGAAGATTTTCCAACTGCAATTGCCAGTTCCTGAACTTCTTCCTTGTAGTTTCCTATTTTCTTTTTGGCATCTCCGTCAAGAAGTGTTGCTACATCAGCCATCTTGTCGTTCAAATTCATTGCTGATGTAGTTACACTCTGAAAACTTCTGACTATAGCTCTGGCACCAAAATAAATACCAGCTGCAGCAAAAGCATTTTTAACGGTTCTGCCGAGTTTAGAAAAAGCACTTTCAGTATATCCAGCTCCTTTTCTAATGTTTTTCATGTTCTTTTGTACTTTAGCAAAAGATTTATTCATTGAAGACTGAACTTTAGCCCCTAATAAAAAGTGAGTTTGATAAGTAGTTCTGCTTGCCACGATAGATTGCACCTCCTTTCTTTTTGAAATTTAATATTTTTTAATATAGTGTTTCTTTGATATGAATATTTAAATCTCTAAGTTCTGCTCTGTGATCTTCTGCCGAATCATTACCACCAAAAATTAACTTATTTTTATTGAATATTCCACTTTTATAAACGACAGCACAAACATTTTCTGAAGAAGTATCAATTTGTTCAGAAAGAACAAATTTAGCAACTTCACTTCCGTCTTCGCTTGTACTATCACAAAGTTTCTTATTTTTATTTGAAGATATTGTACCAAGTACACTACCTTTTTTTAATATACCTTGACCTTTTTCAACTATTACACCAAATGTCAGAGCAGGTACTTCATGACCGACTATTAAATTATCTGGTTCATAACTGGCTGTAGTATTTAACAATTTAACTCGCCTCCCTTTTAATTAAGTCCTTTTTGCCTTCTCTTTTTATCAGCTGCCTTAGCTAAATTTTGAGCCTTCATTTTTAACCTGGCACTCTTGCTATTCATAGCTGCTAAGATTTCGCTCACTTCCATTTCATCATCAGGTTCAATATTTAATGATCTGCATTTAGCTTTGATTTCTTCGTACTTTTTAGGGTCATTATTAAAATCTTTAAGCTTCATACCCACTAGAATCACCTCCCTTCCCACTAATTTTTCTTTTTTTATACTACCTAAATATAAATTTATTTTTTAATTAGCTCTAAATGAGCCCGTTTTTCTCTTTTTTCAACTTCATCTAATTTATTTAAAAATACTTTTTGAAATTCTGGATCATTTTCTGCCCTGGTTAATAAATAGTGATGAATCGAGCGGGCCAGCGGGTTCTCTTCGCCTTCGGCTCCTTCTGTATAAATCAAAAACATAAATAATGATTCATCTCTTTGTTCATCAAAGTTTTTAGCTAGTTCCCTCAGCCTTTCAGGCTCCTTTTGAATAATAGCAGCCAAATCTTTTACTCTGGCCACTTTTTCAAACTTAACTAAATGATTAATTATTGTTTCGCCAAAAGTGTAAAGAGATTCTTCAAGTCCCTGTTTGAGCCTTCTAGCTTTCCTGATCCTCTCTTTCTCATTATTGTTAGATTTATTTTTCTTTATGAAATTTTCTAAGTCCCTGGTACCTTTGAGGTCATCTTCAATCATTTCTTTAGTTTTTAAGATAACTGCTCTATGAAACCAAAATTTAGCATGTTCCTTTTCCTCTTCACTACTTTTCGGACTTTCCATAATTTCTAAATTTTTAACAGCTTCTTTTCCATAAACATGCAGCATATTTTTTCTTTCTTCATTACTGATCAGCATTGTTAACCTCCTCAACTATCTCCCTTAAAACCTGCATTGAGCCTGTATCTATCTGGAAATCATTTAAAACTACTTTTGATTGCTGCAGTAACTGATCTCTCTCATCTTTCAGCTGCTGAATGTAATCTGTAACTGTTTCAAAATCAATATTATCCTCACTTAAGCTGTGATTTTGCTCCTTTTCCTTCGACTGGGCCAGCTCATTATTCGGAAACATCTTCTTTTTCCAATCTTCCAGAAAAACTAATTCCTCTTTTCCCACTTCTACCAGGGATATAACAGCTTTATGAAGTCGACCATTAATTGCATAATAAATATTTTCATCAGCATTACTGTAGCTTGGATCTAAATCCACTAACGCTTCATAAATTGTCTCTTCTAAGAATTTTTCACAAACTCTGTTGAACGGATCATATCTTTTCATAAACTCATTAGCCCAGTTTAAGGTTTTATTTCTATGTCTAATCACTTCATCTATCAAGTTTTCTTCTAGTTCAATGCCTGGGCCATCAGATAAACCTTTTTCTAATTCTAAACAATGATCACATTTCTTCTTAGCAACTTCACTCATCTTCATCTCTCCTTTTTTGTTTTAATGGTTTTATGTTTTAAAGTTCGTACGAACTTCCCCCCCGCCCGTTCTTCACGGGTTTTAGGTCTTTGGTACTGGCCCACACATTGAAAGGGGTATCGCTTCTAGTTTCCCTTTAGATTTATATTTGTTCTTTAGTGGTGGCCCAGTCCCAGAGACGGAGGTACCTCGAATTTGTCGAGACACTAGAAATATTGGTTAAACTAATTCTAGAAGTTTATTTAATTCTTTTATCTTTCCAAATTTATTTATACTTAAATTTATATCTTCTAAAATATTGTCAATATAATTGATTAATTCTTTATCCTCCTTAGGATCTAACTCATCTTTTGCACTTTCTAACTTACTTTTAATTGTTTTTGCTGCAGCTGCTAACGCTTCATCTATCACTTTATCTTTTTTGCTATAACCAACACTCGCTTTTCTCATAACTAAATCACTTCTCCCTCTTCTGATTTTTTCAACTCTCTCAAGTGTTCATTTCTCCACTTGTTGAGAAACCAGTAACTTTTATGTTTTAACCAAAATGATTTCTGTATTAATTTGTCTATTTTCTCAATTTGCTTTTCATGATAGCTTTTTGATATACTCATAGTAGGATACCTCGCAAAATATTTTTCTTTCTGACTCTGTCGCAAGCAGAGTCTTTTTTATTGTCTTAAGTAATTTATAGGGCCGTAAACTCGTTTATCCAGGTAGTCTTGGAATGTTAAAATTTCAGGGATCCAATTTACAGATATAGTGCCTGTCTTCCCTTCTCTATTTTTAGCAATAATAAATTCTGCATCATCTTGATATAATTCTTCTTCTATTCCTTCTTCGCGTGCTTTATAATATTCTGGTCTGTATAGAAGACCAATGACATCTGAAGCTTCCTCTAGTTCCCCACTTTCGCGAAGGTCCGTCAACTGAGGTCTTTTATTTGATCTATTCTTTAGATCTCTGTTAATTTGGTGAAGTAGCATTACATGACAGTTGAGTTCATCTGATAAATCTCTTAAATCTCTTGCAGCATTCGCATAACCTTTGTCCAACCTCCCCCCCACTGCACTAATTCTGATTAAGGTTAGATAATCAATAATTATTAAGCCAAGTTTATTTTCGTAAAGATTATCTACTTTTCTTGAAATTGATTTAATAGTGTTTATATCTAACCCTCTTTTTTCAACAACCTTTAGTGGTTTTTCTACAAGCCAGTTGCGAGCAATGTCTAATGCTTTCATTTGTTTATCTAAGATTTTACGCCTTGCTTCTTCTGCTTCTCTATCAGCTTTTGACATTTTATCTAAATCTAGTTCTGACTTTTTATTAATTGCATAATAATCACTTGCAGAAATTTGAGCTCGCTGTATCAAAATTTTATCGATAAGCTTTTCTCTCGACATTTCCATAGAAAATACTAGACTTGGTATATTGCTGGTTTCTAAAGTTTTTTGTAATAGAATTGTTGCCATTGAAGTTTTTCCCATCGAAGGCCGTCCAGCTATGATAGACAAGTGTTTTCTGCTTAATCCGCCAGTCATAATATCGAATGATCTGAATCCAGTTTTAATTTTTTCTGCTGTTTTACCAGCCTGGCGTTCGTGAAATCTCCTGAAGCTTTCCATCAAAATATCTTCTACACTATGAATTAAGTTTTTTTCTAAATTTTTGCTGGTTGAATTAAATATCTCGTCCTGTACTTTAGACTTAAATTCATCTGGTCCTAAGTCTGTATTTTTGAGATGGTTATAAGCTTTATTTAGCGATTCTTTTACCTGGCGTCTATCTCTGATATCGTTTAACTTATCAACTATGGTCTCTAATTCCATTGGCACAAAATATTTATTATCTAAAATTTCCTCTGTTTTATTTTCTCCAAATTTGTTTGTAGAATAGAGCATTATTTGAGTTTTTTTGATATCTCCATCTTTTAAATAATCCTGCTGCATTTTTTTGAATATTTCTGAACAATATTTGCTGTGAAATGAATTTATATTTATCTGATCTACTACATCAGCAAACAGTTCTGGATTAGAAAGTATTGAAGTTATAAAGCCTTTTTCGAGTTCATGATCATAAAATACATTGTCATCCATGTTTAGCAGCCCTTCTTTCCTGCTCTTTTCTTATTTTTTCTAATCTATTTTTTTCTTTATCTTCAGCGACTGGGCCATCATTCTTGTTTAAATAAGTCTCATAATATCTATCAGGGCCAAAAAACTTCTTAATGTGCATAACCCATTGTTTTTCAGTTCCTTCTCGCTTGCATTTAGCAGCATAAGCTTTAACAGCTTGTATTAAATCTTCCTCAGAAACCCCTCTTCTTCTGGTTGCTGCCCATTTTCTCCAGCCTGCAAGTTTATTACCTCGCTGATACGGGTAAAGGTTATATATTCTTTCAAATTCTTCTGGATAATCATAATGACCATTTTCTTTTTTTGTAGCAGAAAATTCATCTCCAGAAGACTTAGTGTCGGAATCATTTTCCGACGGTCTTTCTTTCTCTAACTCTATCTCTAACTCTATCTCTGGTGTAGAAATGTTGTTCTTATGTTGTACATTTGTAACATCATCTGAAACAACATTTGTAATATCGCTTACACTGCCTGTGTTCTCGGCGTCTAATAATTTTTCTTTTTTCTCCTGAACCTTATTTCTATATGCTCTTATTCGATCTGCTTCTGTTGAAGACTCACCTATAAAATTTTGGATATCCATCATGTAAATTGCTCCGTTTGAAAGAACTTCAATAAGCCCCATTTGCTGAAATAATACCAGGGCCTGTTTTACATCATTGATATTATGTCCAGTTATTGTAGATATCATTTTTAAATCATAAGGAATTGTTTCTTTAAACATTAACAGTCCGTCTCTTTTGAGCGATCTTAAATACATTTTTAATAATATATTGCTGTATTTATACCCGTTTTCCATTGATTCTAGTATTTTGATTTCTTCACTATCAAAAAAATTTTCTTTTAGTTTCAAATAATAGTATTTCTTATTATCACTCATTCAAAATCACCCTTATTGTCTTAAAATAGCTTTCTTTTTTTCTTTCCTAAATTTCTGATAATCTTTTTTAAATTTTTCTGGATCTTCTCCGATTTCTTTAACTAAATTAAGAATATTTTTATTGAGTTCTTTTGTATCACCCTCTCTAACCTTATAAATAGTTCCTCTTGATACATCCGCAATAATTGATAAATCTGTGTAAGTCCAGTTCTTTTTCTCCATCAGATCCTTAAGTGGATTTTTCATTTTTTAATAACCTCCTTATAATTATTATCATTTGTTTTATCACTAACTATATTGTATAATTAATGCTGTAGTATTTAAATGAAATTCATGTACAGTATTTATATAGTATTTGAGGAGGTTTTTGAGATGAATTTAGTTGCTAAAGCCTGTCATTTCAACACTTTTAATTTTTATATTTTAGACGGCAATAATCAACCTATTAAAATTTCTTGTTCAGAAGTAGGAAAATTACTCAATTTTTATAGAGATCGTGAAAATAAAAATAAAAATGAGATTAATACTGATTTAAGTTTAAAGCTAATGGATATATATATAGTTGGTATCAAAAAAAAGAAAAACAATAAAATTTCCGAACTGCAGGAATTAAATAAATTGTTTTACGATATTTTGCACACTAATTTTTTTGAATGTGAAAAAATTTTATCTTTTTATAAAAAACACGGTTTGTTATTAAACCAATCATTAAATAAATTAATCAATCCCGTAAAATCTAAAAAAGAGGTTGGTTATGATCACCTATTAACTTTTTTAGAAAATACCAAACAAATAAAACAGATAGAACAATTTATGAAAGCCCAGTCTGATATCAGTAAAACTGGTAAAAAGGCAAACTATTCACCAGCTATTAGAGTTCTTAATCAAGAAATAAAGAAAATAGAACCTAAAATTGTTATAGACAATAAGGGAGCAGTTATTGAAGAAAAACATTCTCAAAACTTAATGAATGCAGTTTATTATTATTTAGTTGATTCATTGAAAAAATCTAAAGAAATGAGAAATTGTAAATACTGTGGAAGAGAGTTTATTGCTGAAAACGGAAATGAACTTTATTGTCCACCTTTAGCCGCTACTTCAGTTCGTTCTGAATGTGAGCATGATTACAACTATCGAAAAAGATACTGGGGAAATAAAGTGAAAAGTGGTAAATATACTGTTGAGGAAGCAGCTGCCAAAATAACCTGGAGAAATAAAAACGGAGATCTTGAGAAAGGAATTTCTGTAGAAAAAATGAAAGAGCTTTTGAATGATAGCAAATAAAAAACCCGACCAGCACTCGCTGATCAGGCAAAGAAATAGCCCTGATTTTTACATCAGAGCTGAAATAGTGTATAATATTAATGTCGAATTATGTCAGTTCTTTAATTAGAGCTGGCATTTTTTGTGTTTTTAGCAAAACCTAATTGATCTAAAAGTTCATGTAAATCAGTTAATTTCAAATGACTGGTTATATTTCTTTTAAATTCTTCCCGAGTTTTCTTTTCTATTCCTGCTGCAAAACCTTCCAAATAAGCAAATTCTATAATTTCGTCTCTCAAATCTGATACAGTACAAACCACTTTTTCTGCTGCTTCTTCACCTGCTAAATCTATTAATCTGTCTTCAAGATTTCTATATTCACTATTAGATTCTAGTTGATCAGTGATTTCTTCATATTTTTTAGTAATCATTTAAATAAATACCCCCTGATTAATTTTTAAATCCTCTTTCTTGATCTACATAGTCCCAGCACTGCTGCACAGTCCAGTGAGGGTGTTGCTGTGAAATTAAAATATAATCTGCTGTTCTTTCAGCGTCCTCTTTGGTTTCGGCCTTTCCTCTCCTGGTACCGTTGATAATTATCTCCCACTTTTCGCCGACTTTTTTAGTCTCAATTTTATTTTTAGAGTCTTTTTTCCAGTCATTTAAAAAATTATAACTGATGATCACATTAGAATTAACCAATTCTTTAGCTTGATCATAATTTAAACCATAACTTCTGAGCATTTCTACTTTAGCAACTCTTTCAGCTTCTACTGGTTCTTCAAACTTACCAATAACTACATTATCAATCTCTACAACATACTTACCAGCTGCAGAATATACTTTTATCAGCTCATCTTGTTTAGTTTTACCAATTTTTTTGCTCATTTTTAACCCCTTTCATTTTTCATAATACGATCATAAACCAGCTTTGAAAAAGGAGCATAAACTTCCTCTTCGGTGATATCAGGATTTCTGTTAACTACCTCTCTTTTCTGCACAGTCCCAGTTTCACGGCTTAAAGTTACTCTTTTAATTGCTAAAGCCAAAGTGATCACTTCCTTTCTTCAATTGCAGTTACTAATCTTTCAACTAAACTTTTTGCCTGACCAGCTGTCATTATTTCGAGAATTTCATTATCTTTATCTTTTAAAATGATATTTTTCTCATCATTAAAGACCTTAACTCGACCGATAGTTATCACCCCCCCTTTTTTTATTATAAGGGTATCGAATAATACCGACTAACTTTAAATATCTAAATCTGCTACATACCGTTTGACCTGCTCAATCGCCCAGTCTTTATAAGTTTTACCCTCAAGACTCAACTTAGTTCTAAGTTTTTTGTGCAGCTCTGGATCTATCTGAACTGTTAGAGTTTTTTTATCATCACTCATTATTTATCCCCCTTTTTTATTGGATTAAAAACATTTTAACATTTTTAAATTAAAAAATCAAATAATTTTTTATAAAAATTTTACCAATACGATTTTTAAATATAAAATTCTCTGGTACTTTTATTAATTTCTTCCTGAGAAATTCCAATATATTCAAGAGTTATTGACGGAGAACTGTGATTAAATATTCTTTGCAGCAAAGCTACATCTTTATTTCTTTTATAATGCCAGTAACCGTAGGTTTTTCTTAAAGTATGAGTCCCAATTTTCTTTAAACCAATCTGATCAGCTGCTTTTCTTAAAATTCTATAAGCCTGGACTCTGCCGATTGGTTTATTCTCACCTTTTCTGCTTTGAAATAAATATTCTTCATCTTCCATACCAACAATATAGTCGCTTACTTGTTTTTCTACCCGCTCATTAATATCAAACTCTTTAAATTTGCCAGTTTTCTTTTCGGTTAATGTAATATGATAAGTATTTTTTACATCTTTAACTTTTAACTGCAGCAGATCTGATATTCTCAATCCAGAATGAATTCCAAATTCAAATAAAATATAATCTCTATAGTTCTGTCTTTTTAAAACGGCTCTCATTTCATTTATTTTTTCCTTATCTCGAATTGGTTTTACTTTTTGCATAAAATCAGCTCCTTTTGTCTATTTTATTACATTCAACGCAACATTACAAAGTAATAATTATAATAATGATAATGATAAAACTATAAAATTAACTAAATCATTGATATAACAGTAATCTCTTTAATTTTCACTAATGTAACATAATCGGTAAAAGGTTACATTCATTTTTAATAATAAAAAAATTACTCCAGAAAATATGTATTTTTCAGAATAATTTAAAAGTGCTTTTATTTAACTTTTTGATTAATTATTTTGCTCATCTGAACTCGAAAGACCATTTTTTACTTTTCAAAATTTTAGACTAGCAAATTTAATTTTCCCACAGCGGAAAAATAAATCGTTCTTCAGAATTCTAGAGGATCACTTTATTGTGCAATTGTTACACAATAGTTTACTGCTCCAAATTTTAGACGACCATAAATGAGCATAGGCACAAAAGTTAAAAACCAAACTTTTGCTGCCAAAAATGTTTAAAATAAATAATAATTTTGCTGCTACCGCTATCTGTGGCCAGAATAACGCAAATAAAAAAACCAGCCTTTTACAGCTGGTTCTCTCAAAAGAAAATAATTTGGAAATCAAAAATTTAGAACTTGTTGATTCTTATCCACTTAATATTTTATCACAGCATAATAAATCTATGCAAGAATTTAGATCATAAAGGTATTATTAATTTAAAAGTTCTTTCAAACCATGAATTGGCAATGAATTCAAAACTTCTTTTAAATATTTTAAGGGGGTAACTATCACAAGGGGTTGAGCATCTGATAAAGGGTTTTTGGGACCCTCTATCTTAAATTAAATCACTGTCAGAATATAACCAGATAAAAAACTTATCTCTGTTTACCCTCCAACCTAGTCCTGGTATCTTTTTTCCTCCAGGTATCTGATTATTATTTAGCATTTTATAAATCTGGCCGTCATCTTGAATGTCTAAAATTTCTTTAACTTCACTCACTTTCATCAGCAAAGAATGTTTTTCAATTTCCTGATCAACTCTTTTTTTAATAATTTCTTTAGCTATTGATTCAAAATCCACTTTAAAACCTCCCTAATTGCTGTCATAGCAGTATTTTAGACGCCGATAACGCAAAAAGTTTTCTGCTGCATGTACAACAGACCAGCTTTTTACTTCTGTGATCATCTTTTTAAGCACCAGGGCCAGTAAAATTAGTATTTTAAAAGAACTTTTAAATATTGCTGCTTAATTTTATGCTTTATGTGAATTTCAACTGATCTCTGGTTTAATTTAAATACAATGTTATTTGACAAATAGATCAAGTTGAATTAAACTGATATTAGATAAAGAAAAACCCC